GCTGCCGCAGTCTTGTCAGCGTTCTCGGTTGTTGCTTGCAGGCCGTCAGCGATCGAATCGAACTGCTGGCCAACAACCCACGCCAGACCAGCACCGGCGGCCAGTCCGGCGATTGCCTTCACCAGCCCGACCCCGGTGACACCTTGCAACAGTGCAATCGCTTTCGCCATTGCCCCGATCCCCTTTATCAACTTGGGAATCGCAAGAAGTATCTTTGGCAACACGACCGCAACGGACACCCATCCGGCAGCAAACGCAAGCACCTGCGTCGTCGCCTTTGCCATCGCCATCCCGTTTTTGTGGATGAAGTCGACCGTCTTTTGGAGCTGTTTGATTAGCTTCGTGACGGTCGGCAACAGTGCCTGACCGATCGACAGTTTCAGGTCTTCGACCTGTGCCTGTAATTTCTTCATCGAGTTCGTGTAACTGCCGATCGTGTTGGCTGCGTTGTTAAACGATCTCGACGAACCCTCCATTATGATCTCGTACCTCGCCAGCGCGATCTGCATTGGCGTGGCTGTCGCTTTCTTCAGTCCTTTTTCGAGTAACTTGGCTTTGATCGTGGTTTCGTTCAGGAAGATACCGAATCGTTGCAGAACCTCGCCGGAACCTGACAATGCGGCACGGAACCGTTCGAGGTTGTCTTCGTCGAGCTGGTTGCCCTCGCTCGCCAAGTCAACAACCCGAGCCGTGAGCTGCTCAACCATCGTTAGCAGTTGCGTACCCTTAAAGCCCGTTGCATCCAGGAACGACCCAAGCTCCGTTGCGAATGTTGTCATCTGCAACTTCGAGCGGCCCATGCCCTTCGTCATGGTGTCAACGAATTCGTGCACCTTCTTGGCGTTCTTGCCAAACACGGTGCCAAGCAGGTCGACGGTCTCTTCCATGTCGCCGGCGGTCTTCAGTGCATCCCCGAGGAAGTTGAACCCGCTCGCCGCGCCAAGAAAGCCAGCAATGCCCGCCGCTGCTCCGAGCGCCGATTTGCCGAGCCGTATAAGACTGGCGTTCGCTACCTTTACGACGCCTTCGAATCTCTTTGTCGACTGCCCTGCTTTTTTGAATGCATTGGTGAGACCCCGAGCACTGCCCGAGATCATCACCGACATTTTGCTTATGACTTTTGCCATCGCTCGTCAAACTCCCGCATGCGTTGCAACGCATCCGCAGGCGAAGTGGTCCCGGTGTCCCAATAGGGGAATTCCGGCTCGGGCAACTTTGCGTTCCGTTCCAAGTGCGGAGCGATTGAAATAGTCGCGGCCGCGAATGCCCGCAGGTCGTCGCGCTGATCGCCCCACGGCTGTTCGTCGTAGAGTGCAATCCAGTCGAGAACCTGGTGCCAGCTCAGCGGCCCGTGCGGCTGCACCAAGTAATCGGGATGGGGAATCCCAACCCGTGCACAGATCTCGAAACAAACTCGCCATATCGAATCGCCCTTTAGTTTTTTTTTGCCGCCTCGATCTCGCTGTCTAGGTTTCCAAGATTGAAATCGCTGACAGCTTGAAACACGGCAACCAGGACATCGAGCCGTTCGCCGTACAGAAACTTGCGACCCTCATCAGTATCGAACACGAGGTCGCCGCCCTCATTCGCTACGCTTTTGCTGATCGCCCAGACGTATTCGTCGAGCGCGATTGTCACCGGCAGTTCGCCATCCTGGTTCGTCTTGTCACTGATCCGTTCGAGCAGTTCTAGCCGGTCCCTTGACGGCAGCCTCGCCAGGGTAACCGCCCCGCCCCAGTCAACGACCTCGACCTCAGTTGTCGCCCGCCTCTCGGCGATCAGCTCTGTTAGCGTCTTTCGCATTTCCGAATACCTCGTTTTGCGTACAAGCAATTGCAGCAAGCCCACGCAGCTCATCCCCTGTGCAATCACTCAAAATTACCTCAAGCCCCGGCCCGCCTGGATAGATCAGCGCGGCAGAATCAGTCGGCACGGAAACGATTTGCACTAGCCGTGCACACCGGCGGATATCCATCTGCTCGACCGACTCGATGTGCGCAAACTTTAACTCAAACTGCAGCCGGTGTAGCTGCCACGGCTGCAGCCTTGCAAACCGGGCAGCACCAAATCCGGGCAACTCTACGTAGACAAACTTCGGCACGTCGTTAGCTCCGTGTGATAGCGGATGTGCGTTGCACCGTAACGACACGCGAGCAGACGCTCGACGCATCGACTGTGTCGTGGTCGATACCCATCACCCGCCCCGTAAACTGCCAGGTGCGAGACGCCCCGCCGCCACTGTCTGCCACGAACACCAGTTGCCACGAATAGTTATGCTTCGAATCGAATGCCGAGTCGATGTACTCATGCACTGTGTCGCCATCGGTAAAAATCTGATTGAAAGTGCATATCGAATTCTGTTCCAGTCCCTGCAGCGCGACGGATAAAGTATCTGCGAGGTCCGTGGCATCGACCGACTCATACTCTCGCGGCGGCGGGTCGATGGAAGTAATCTCGCCGATCGTGGTGAATGACGCATCGTTGTCGTGGTCGTATTTCACTAGCGTGCCGAGCCCGAGTCTTGCGCTTGCCATGTCTTACGCTCCTGGTTGATAGCCGACAATTTGCAACGAAAACGCGCACACGTGCAGGCCGTCGTCGCTTGCATCTCCACGAGGGACATACGAGTCGGATTGACTTTGGATAAAGATGCCGGACACAGTGCCGGCCCCGAACGTGCCGCGAGTCGCATGCTTGCCCCGGATCAGGTCACCGAGGTCGATCGCCCCATCGATTGATTCTGAAATCGCTTCGATATCGAGGTACTCAGTCCACGGCCGCGTGCCTGCCGCTTCGTCAAGTGTCTGCAGTGGCTCGGTGTCGCTGCGCTGATACCAGATGTATGAGCCTTCATAGTTTTCCACCGCTTCGTTTTGGTAGCAGCGCTCGCCACCGACGGCGGTACTTATGTCGCTATCAGCGAGTAAGAACGTGCGGAGGTCTTCGCCAATGCTAGGCACTGCGTAACTTCCTCATTTCGAGTGCGAGCTCAGCCTTGAACTTGCGACGGAATGCAGTGCCGGCAGGCCGCTGGCTGGACTGTGCCCCGCGCTGAATAAACTTCGCCCCAGAGTGGCCCGGATGGTTGCGGATGTACTCGCGATAAATGCGTTTGCCGCCAGCGGTCCAGACGTACGGCTTCGAGGGGTCTCGCTTTTTCTTCCGCTTGCCCGGCATGCCGTGCGCTTCGACTGGATTGTTCACCAACCAGAGCGGGAGCACGACACCCTCGCCAGACAACCCGCCTCGCTTCTTGTGGCCAACTGCCCTGGCGACCGCCTTCGAAAATCCCTTTTGTTTTTCGATGCCTTTCGCTTGTCCGATGATCGCCGTGTACACGTTGCCGTTCTGGTACTTGACCACCTTCGAGCCGAGCGACTTTCGCAACAGTCCTGTCTTGCGAGGTGCTTTCTGCTTGACGGCTTTCCGAATCACACCGCTCGCTGCGGTCGTGGCTTTACGCAGCACCTTGCGTCGTGTAATGGCATCGAGCTGGTCGAACTTGGCCGCAGTCGCCTGTGCACCTTTGATCGTTAGCCCAACTTCCACGCCGGTACTAGCAAGACGTCCGCCGCCTCGCTTCGTACCTGTAAATCGCCGCGCCTCGTCATCCACTACAATGCGGCGATTGCGAGGACGCCGGGCCATTGTCGCGAGCCGTTTCATCACGCCCATCGCTACAACTCCTCTTCGCATGTGAGGATCATGACGCGATTGAGCTCTTCGATATTGTTCACCGCTCGGATGTACAGATACCGGCTCCCAAACTTCGCGCGGTGTTCTGGCGTTACGCCAGACTGGTAGCGGATTGTGATTCGATGGGTAGCATTGGCGACCAGCTGGTGTGCTTGGATCAGCTCATCGCCACTGAGCGTCTCGACCTTGGCGTGCAAGGTTGCCAGGGTGGACCAATCGCCAGTCCGTTCGCCACGGGTGCCGGTGCCAGTTGGCGGAGTCTGCAGCACGATTACCTGTCGCAGGCTTCCCGTGTTGAACTTGGCGAGAAGTTTGTTACGCATAAGCGACCTGCGCCCCCACGCAACCCATCTCGGCATCGAGCTGCGGCAAGATACCCCGCCCGATTATGGTGTTCTGATCAAACCCCGTGCCGCGATGGTTGTACCAGTAGTCGACGCAGTCCTTGACAGCCTGCCGAACCACATACGGCACGTCGCTTTGGCTCGCGTATCCAGCCGTGTGCGTGATCGTTATGTCTTGGATGACTTCATAGGTCGTCGGCCAAGTCACGTTTTTCGCCGGCACGATGCGACCGTACACGCCATCTGTGGCGACTCGGTACTGACTGCTCGCCAGAGTTTGACTGTCGCCGTTGGTGTCGAGATAGGTGATTGACGACACCGCCCCGAATGGCGGGCGGGCAATCTGGATCGCGTTGCCGATCCAATACCGTGGATCTTGCCAGCCATCGCAGACGAGCTTCCAGGTCGATCGCATAATCGAACACTTGTAGCGATCTTCGAGGAACGCTGCCGCCTCCAGAATAAGCCGCTGCAACATCGAATCGTCATCGGTCGTTGTGATGTACGAGTACGACTTGCAGTCATTCAGGGGGACGGGCAGTGTCGTCGGCTGTGTGGTTCTGACGTGCACGGCGTTTCCGTTTCGGTTTGGCTTTTGGTTTGTCCGGACCATCGGCCGGCGAGGCGATCTTCCGAATCACCAGAAGTTCGCCTTCGCCGCTGCCAATGTCCCGTACGGTGTGGGCACGATACCCACGCCAGTCCTGGTTGAATTTCACGAACATTAAGAGGCCGCCGTTTTGAGACCGACCACGGCACCAGCATCCGAACCGTCGCCAGCTCGGTGGAATTCCAGGTCGTAGCGAGAAATAAGTTTCAGAGTC